CCGCCACTACCCCCACCGCCGTAAATGGTGCGCCCGCCTTCTTTGCGGGTAACAGCGTCGCCCAGCGACTCCCCAAACTCGTAAAGTTCGCGGCGTGAATAGCTCGTTTTCATAGCTTGACCCTCATTACTTGGTGGGTGTTTTCCAACCCCATTTTTTTGTACATATCGACCAGTGTGCCTTTGGCCCAGCACTGCGCTTTCGTTGCTCCGCAACGGCGCATGAAATCTTTGGCTTCGTCAAAAACGTGCTCCCGCACAACGCCTTTTCCCCCCATGAGGTGCACATGCGCAATACGCTCTAGCGGGTCGTCAATTATCTCAATTGTGCAAGCACCTGTAATACCCTCTTCTGGCTCTTCCCACACCAGCAGATGTACGCGCCCTGTACGGATGCTGTACTCAATGAACTGCGGGTTGTAGGCCTCGGGGTCGAGGTCAATCGCTTTTTTCAACAGCGGAAACGCAATCGGCCAAATGGTTGGCAGAGTGCTAGGGTGTACGTGGTGCAACGGCATGGTTACGCGGGGAGAAGTTTTTCAGCGCGACTATTCACGGCCACACGGTCTTTGCCCGTGGTCCTGCCGCGAGCTTTTTGAACCCGGTCCATCATGGCGTACAGCTTGCGTGCGCCAGCTTCCGTGGAACCATTGCCTAGTTCAGAAACGATACGAGCAGGCACAACGAACTCACCATCAGCAAGACGCGCTGGGCGCTTGTCCGCAATCGTTGCAGGAATAGAATCAGATACGCCATCGCCGGGCCCTTTCAAAAGACGACCGCCATCGGAGTAGTCACCAAGGTGGGAAACACCCCCTGCGGCGTACATCTGCCCACCGTTGGCCATCATGGTGTCCATGCGGTTTTGGTAAGACATGTCTTCAACCGGGCCACCTGCTGCCATGGTTGTGATCGGAGCCAACGAAGGCGGCATCATGTCCCGCGCTCTGGTGCCGGGAGCTACGCGAGTGTAGCGTTGGTTGTTGGGGTCGTATTCGTATTCGTATGGGTTCGGGCCCCCACCGTCATAAGGCTTTGCTGCATCGGGCTGCAGCGTAGGGCTCAGTGCAGCAAGACCGTACTTAGCGGCTTGCATACCGCCGCCCATGCCAGAAAGGGCAGCGGATCGGCCTGCTTCGGTGCCAAGACCTTGAATGCCTGCGCCTAAAGCACTTGTGCCGCTTGCCGCGCCGGGCATAGGCCCCACAAAACTGGGATTTGCAGCAGACGCCGCCTGACTAGCCGCCGCGTTGCCAGCGCCCATCAACCCGCCAGTCAGACCAGCGCCGCCGTACGCGCCAAGACCAGCCATCAAACCTTTTTCCAGACTGCCAGTGCGAAGTGTTTCTGCTCCGCCTAACCCCAAGCCAATCATCCAAGGGGCGGCAGCGCCGCCTGTGGCCGCAGTAATGCCAGCGCCAATAATCATGGGCAGCATCCGCTTGAGAAAGTTAGCTTCGGGTAAACCCGTATCTGGGTTGAGCGTCAGGGTGCCGCCTGCGGCTTTGGCAAGCGCCTGTAGGCCCGAGACTTCTTCTGGGGCCATATGCACCAACATGGAATCGCCTTTGCGCCCACGGCTGGCAAGGTGTTGTGCAGCAAGTTCTAGGCTCATGTCTTTACTTTCAGTACGTTGCCAGCGGTGGTATCGTAGTAGATGTCCCCTACCCGAAGGTTACCCAAATCGGCCTGCGTTGGCAAGCTAACTGTGAAGGTGTTTGGGACTGCCGGGTCGGGTTGGATAAAACTCAAACCCGCCACAATAGTGCCGTTTACCCTTTGCGTTGATGCCGTCATAGGGCCAGCGTTATCCAATTGGTTGAAGTACAACCGCAGAACACTCAGCACTTGGTTCATAAACTGTGCGTTGTATTCTACCGGAGCAACCGGTAGCAATGGGGCGCGGACATTTTTCTGGCTCATTTTTATCTCCGGCCATCAGGCCTGATGTCGAGCGCCGGAACGCCAAGCTGCCACTGCACGCCCAGACCATCCGAGCTAATACGGAACGCCATCTGACGACCCCGGACCCGGACATACACAATCTCGGTGAACTGCTGCACCACGTAGTTGCGCTGGCCTTGGTAGTTCTGGGCACTGACCACTTCGGGGGACGCAGCGGCGCTGTAGTTTGCGCCGGGGTTTTGCCGTGGACGCAACGTCATTGTCACTGCGGGGTTGTTGACTGTCGAGCCATCAAACGTGACGTCCGGGATCATGCGCCATGCAAAACCGTAGTTGTGGCCGTCACCGATATTGAAGTCGGCTGACTGGATGTACGCCGTAATAGGGCTTGGTGGGTTTGTTGTTCCGTCATTCACGCCGTCTTCGTGGTAAATCAACTGGCCGTTGTAACCAGCGGCAGTGGGGAAGTCCCGCAGAGCACTGTCCACCCAAGCAGTACGCGCCAAATTGCCGTACATCCAGATTTTTTCAAGGTGGTTATAGACCACATAGCGGTCGATTGTTGTGGAGTTGGCCGAGCAGTAGAACCACCAGATTTCGTTGAAGCCCTCATTGGTACTTGCAAAGAATTGGTATTGCTGCTGTAAGTTGATGTCGCCAAAGATGTACTGACGCAGGGGGCAATACAGCGTTTCTACCCGACCGGAGTACATGTAGAACTTATCAAGCCCCATCCAATACGTGATGTTGGAGGCCGTGGCTACAGCGTTGGGACCGGCAATGGACGTGTTTGCGCCCATGATCTGAAAACCCCAAACAAACGGTGGGCCAAGATACTGCATGGAGTAGATTGCAGCGTCCGTCCAAACCAGAATTTCCTGCCGCGTCTGCAGCTGGGCAACAATACTGGAGCCTGTACTGAGTCGGTAGCTACCTGCTTGGTTGGTTGCCAGAGGGGCCCACACGGCGTAGTTCTCTTGGTCGGACCAACGTATCAGCAAGGGGTCAAGTGCTGTTTCACCGTAGTCGTTGCAACCAAACGCAATAACAAACCGCGAGGCATCCGACACAGTAACAATGTTGCAGATGGACGGGCAGCTGGTATCTGTTGTGTAAGGCGCGGGGCTTGTTGAGCTTAGCAGGACAGCGCGGTCATACACAGTTGGCGAAATGTTCACTTTCCACAAGTACAGCGCTCCGCCCCGTGGGTTAATGACGAGGTCTTGCCCGTAGTTGGCTTGACTCCACAGCCGCATCTGTTCGCCAATACCAAGGCCCGCAGGGGCTGGAGCGCCCCACCCTGTCAACGTGCCACCAGAATCGCCGCCCCAACCGCCAGCGCCCCAGCCAACGCCCACGGTAAAAATTTCGCCGCCAGTAGAAATCTGATACGTAAATGTTGCAGCGCCGGTTGTGCCTGAAGATGTGGCAGGGGAAGAGACCGTGATGCTGTACGTGTTAGACGTCAGAAAAGTTATGCGGAACTCTTGGTTCAGCGCTGCAGCAGGAATGCCGTTGATTGCGCCGCCTACCCCAGAAATTGTTACAAAGTCGCCAGTAAGGCCGTTGTACCCTGTATCGTTGACAACTACTGTTGTGGAGCCGTCGACCGTAGTGAAGGCGTTTGATGCCACGGCGTTGACATCCCGAATAGGCGTGATGTCGTAGAAGGAGCCGCCAGCAGTCTGCTGGATATAGTACTTCAGGTTTGTGCCCACCCCCATCAGGTTAAAGCCTGCCAAGGTGATCCAGTTCCAAAGAGCGCGGGCCACGCCCCAGTACGATCCTGCCGGGGGCTGCAAAGCGGAAGTCGTTGTGCCCGTGTCAAGGGTCCAGCCGCCCAACTTTTCCGGATACCCCGAGCGAAAGCGCACCTTGTCCATCTCGAACCAAGTGCCTTCGTTGGCCAGAGTTGTCGATTCTCGGTTTACGCCGGGGCGGAGCTGGAGTTTTTGCAGGGGCATGAGGGTCTCTTAGGTGAGCACAGCCAGTGCGTGGTTGATGTGCTTGATGCGGTCTTCAAGCCCAATTGTCCCACCGTTGATCTTTTTTGTCATCCCGGTGTAGTCCTTGGCGTCGGCTTCTTTGTTGAGGCCGCGCTTGTTCCAGTACCACGCTGCGGACAAAGCCGCGTATTTGGGGGATAGCACCAGATCGGGAGAGTGGATAAAGTCCTCGCCCAAGGCATCTCCGCACAGGGTGTAATTGTCCTTGCCGGTCAATTGGATCAGACCTCTTCCCTTGTACAGGCTGCCTTCCCCTGTCTCTTCGGTGCCGTTGCCCATGCGTCCGCCATAGACCTTGTTGGCTATCTTGTCGGGGTTGCGGTGGTAAGGCTGCGCAGCTTCCGGCGTGGGGAAGCGGCTCGGCCAAACCCGGCACAAGCCCTCAGCGCTGTAGTTCAGGTTCTCTTGCAGGGTCTTAAAGTTGCCGGACTCATGGGCGCACTGGCCAATAAACGCCGCCATCCGCAAAGGCGTGTTGATCTCATAGCGGTTGAACGCTTCGTTCAGCGGCTCCAGCCAGTCTTCAGAGATGTGCAGTTCTTTGAGTTGTTCAGCAGTAATCATTTCACGGGCCCAGCTTTTGAAAGAAGATCGGTTTTAGCTTGTGAGCCTGCGGAGCTGCCAAAGTAGTAGGCAATGATGCCTGTCCAAGCAGTGCCCAAGCTACCTAGCATCATCAGGATAGCCGGGTTGCTGCTGTCAATCTGGTTGAAAAACATCATCACCATGATGCCAAAGAAGCCCAGCGTAACTGCGCCAGCAAGGATGGGGGGCATCAGACTGCGGGTGGTGGCCTGCATTTCCCTAGCTGACTTGCGGTCTTCCACTTCCAGCTTCTCAAAGTTAAGGCCCAGCTCCTGCGCTTGCTTTTGCAGTTCGATCTCAGCAATCTTGACCTGTGCGATCTGCTCGGCTGACAGCTTGTTGTTGGCAATCAGGTCTCCCACCTTTGCCTCATCTACGCCAATGGCTTTGGAGATGGCCGATACAGCCATTCCAGCCAGCGGGCCCCCCATCGCGGTGGCGATTGTCGGTGCAATTTGTTTAAGCCAATCCATTCAATTACCCCTTTTGGTTAGCATAGCGCTGGCAATCTCCAGCATGAATTTTATCTGCTCAAGGTTCTCGGGCTGCTGGGCCCAACCGACTGTGATCTGGCCAACAAACCGGTGACTGTCTGGTGGAACGCTGACCCGGCAGGTGTACGTCACGCCCTTCTCCAAATACCAAAGCCCGACCTCAGACTGCGCGTAACGGTACTCCGAACAGGGAATCTCGTTGGTCATCAGCTTGATAACGTCTGCGTTGTTGGCTGCATTCTGGCTGAACAGGCCAACGTCAATGTCTTCAATGCTTTTGTCCCGGCCTTCTTTGGTGTAAGCCTTGTACAAAACCCTGCTGCCAAACAAAGGGTTAACCCTAAAGATAGCCACTACGGTTGCGCCGGTCTTTTTGAACAGCATGGCGCTGGCTTCGTCTGCCCTGCTGGTATTGATCTCGGGCAGCTTCTTGGACTCCTTGTAGGCGTCAAACATGAACTCTTGGTTTTGCCACAGGAAGTACCCGGCAAACGCCACAATGCCCATCACAAGGATGGCAAACAGCTTGAACGGCGAGTCCACATACCCGAGCACCTTGTCTAGGGTGGAGTTGGCGTTTAGTTTCTCGTCGCTCATCGCAGGTGCTTGAAGTAAAGAACAAAACCGACGACCATGAGGCCAGCCAGAATAAAGATTCCAACGCCAAAAGCAATGTACTCGGCAAAGTCTTCAAGCTGCTTCTGCCGCCTTTTCGCTTCTCTTACAGCAGCTTCTTTTTGCTCACGCCTGCGCCGCGCAGCCTGTGCTTGGAACTTTACCCAGTCATCCCACATGCCCGGACGACCAGCGTAGACCATGCGCTCCCGCAGCTCTTCTTCCTGCTGGTGCAGTTGCTCCAACGCCATAAACTCCGCAAGGTCAGAGCCACCGCCCTTTTTGGTAGCGGTCTCTTGAATCTTGGCCTTGTTATCGAAGTAATCGAAGACCCGCGAGCCGAGCTGGTGCAGCTCCTTGCCGTTAGCCAGAGCACCTTTTATTACTGCAAAAGCAGCGTTTGCTGCGGCGATTTCGGCAAGCATAGACTACAACTTTGTTTCAGCAAACACGTTTACAAACACCGTGCCATCTTCCAGCGCTTCAAGTTCGTGCCACTCGTTTGCCACAAGGTTCACGGGCTGCGTGTCTTTGGTCATCACCAAACTGCGGCGCTCGTTGCTCAACTTAACGGAGCCAGCGTGGCACATGGTCAAATGAGAGTACAAATGTTCGTGGCGCGGCAACCCCTCGCCCACATTGGCGTGAAACACGTTCAATGTTGTACCGTCTTGGGTGACGGTAAAGCGAGGGGCTATTGTGTTCATAACGTCTGAGCGCCCTCAGTGATGGGCTGAACGGGTTCTGGAGGCGGGACGTACTCTGCAATTGGGCCGTATACACCAGCAACAATATCTGCAAAAATGCCGCGCCCATGAGCCTCTACATCATTTTGAGAGGCAGTAAATGGCAGAACTTCATCGCCGAACTGGCTGGTTGTGATTTCGCAATCAATGGTAGTGTGTTCTACGTTTGACCAACGTGGATTTGTCAGGGATGTAAGTGCTGCTTGCATAATTTTTCCTTTTAAGAGATGCGTAAAAAAACACTTGCATAAATGGTGCTAGTACAACCGACAACATTAACTGTGTAGCCCATAAGCCGCCATGTTCCTGCGGGTGTTCCACTAGCATACAGCGTACCGCCTACTGAATCTGTAGAACTAATGGCGCTTGCGTATCTAAGTCCAGAACCCGCTACAGTTGTCCCTGCCGACAAAGTTGTATTAGCTGTTGGGACTAGAAAGGCATAAGTGCCAACAGCACCCACAGACGCTCCAGCGGTTGCGTTCAGCACTTGGCTGGTGGTAATTGTTGTTACTGTGTCTGCGTTTGTTGCATTAGTTGCGTTGGTTGCATTGGTCGCATTCGTTGCCGAAGCAACAGACTGACTTCCAATGTTCAGGGACGTGATAAACGATCCACCACCTGCTGGGTTCGTTGCGTTCGTGGCGTTTGTGGCATTGGTTGCGTTTGTGGCACTTGTCGCGCTGGTTGCTGTTGCAGCATTCCCTGAGATTGCAATATTCCAAGTGCCCGAAGCGCCAGTACCGGTGGGACTCGGCACGTCTGTGCCAATTGCAAGGCCCAAGTTTGTTCGTGCGTCGGAAGTATTGGTGGCCCCCGTGCCGCCTGAAGCAATCGCAAGAGTAGACGACAGGCCTGCAGCAGTTCCCGTGGTGTTTTGGTTCAACGTAGGGAATGTGCAGTTAGCCAAGTTGCCCGATGACGGCGTTCCAAGAGCTGGGGTAGTCAGTGTGGGGCTGGTCAGTGTCTTGTTTGTCAGCGTCTGTGTGCCAGACAGCGTTGCCACTGTGGAGTCAATTGCTACCGTGACAGCGGAAGACCCGTTGTAACTTGTACCTGACAACCCCGTACCAATGGTCAAGGCATTAGTTGCTGTGGCAGTGACCGTGGTGGAGCCTCCCAGCGAAACGCTGCTACCGTTAATTGTCACTGCACTGTTGACAAGGCCTGCGTTTGGCAAGCCAGTGGCGTTGGTAAGCACGGCTGAAGATGGAGTTCCCAGTGCGGGGGTGACCAACGTAGGGCTGTTCGACAATACGACGCTGCCCGACCCCGTGGAGGATGTGACGCCTGTACCGCCGTTAGCGACAGGCAAAGCCGTACCCGACAAGCTGATTGCCAAGGTCCCAGAGCTGGTGATCGGGCTGCCCGCAACACTTAAAAACGCTGGGACGGTAGCGGCCACGCTAGTGACAGTGCCTGTGGTGCTAGAAGTACCTGCGCCGATCGCGGTGCGAAATGTGGCTGCATCCAGTGCGCTGACGGTGTTGTCTGCGTTAAATCGCGGAAAGGTAACTGCGCTTGGATTGGCCAGTGTAAACAGGTTACTGCCGACCGTTGTTGCGCCAAAGTTTGTTCTTGCGTTTGCCGCCGTAGATGCGCCCGTGCCGCCATCCGCAATTGCCAAGTCTGTGGCCAGCGTCAGGCTGGACAGGTGGTCGTTCTGAAACGTGAAGTTGGTTCCGTCTGACCAGACCGTCGCAGTTTTACCCGCAGGGATGGCCACGCCCGTACCGGCTGCCGTTGTGTTGCCGATCACGGTCGAGTTGTAAATTGTGGCGGTATACGCGGAACTGTTGTAGATGGTGTACTGCTTGGAAGCAGGTGGGGCGTACACGGCAAAGTTTGCACCCGTGGTTGTTGACAGGGCAAGATTTGCATGCACTGCTTGGTTGAGCGCTGCGGTTGAAGAGCCACCGTTGATGTAGGTCAGCGCTTGGGCAGCCGAGGTCACGGAGACCGAGATGTACCCCGCAATAGCTTGCTCAATGACGTAGGCCAAGTTTGTATTGGTCGTCGTCCCCCACGTACCGGCTTGGTCGCCAGTGGTGATGAGTTCAATCCGAAGGTCGGGAGAGTACGTGCTCATGGGGAGTCCTCAATTCAAAGTATTGATATTTTGCCAGTTTGGCGTCTGGCTGTCATCTACGCCAGACCAGTTTGGCGGCTGGGCAGTATTTATGTTCTGCCAGTTTGTGGGCTGCGCGGAGTCTATAACAACCCATGAAGTGGCCTGCGCCACGTCAATTGTGCCCCAGTCGGCGTTCTCTGCGTTATCAATCAGGTTCCACAGGAATGCGCCAATCAGGGAATCTGCAAGCGTTGCAGACTCTAAAACCTGTGCGTTGTAAATACTGCCGGGCGCATTGACCGAGTCCAGCATCTGTGCAACTGCCAGAACTACGGCGTTGTAGATTGAGCCGGGAGGCGACACCTCGTCAGCGATGCTGGCAGACTCTGCCGTCTGTGCAGCAAAAACAGCCAAGGCTGACGCAACATCCGTAGCGGTAGCGGACTCCGAGATTGCGGCAAGTGGTATAAACGCCGCGCTGTTGGTCTCGGTTCCCGTGGCTGTTTCGGTGACTGCGGTGGGGAATGTAGCTGCTGCCCGTACTGCGTCTTGAAGCGTTGCCAACTCAACAACCGGTGCTGAGTAGGTGGACCCCGGAGCGTTAACAGAGTCTGTCAGGGTGGCAATCTCTTGCAAGATGCCCCGGAAGACTGCCGTGGCTGACACTGCGTCCGAGCCGGAAACGGTCTCCACAACCGCAGCAGCAAGGGCGCGGAGGGCACTGGCCTGATCCTCGCCGGTGGCAGTTTCTGAAACCTGTACGGCTATTGCCAAGAAGCCGAGCACAATGTCTTGGGCTGAGGATGCCTCTGTGACCTGCGACTGAAATACGGCCACTGCGTTTTGGCTGTCTATCCCGCTGGCTGTTTCGGAAACATTGCTTAACTGAACTGCAGAAGAAGCTGTGGTATCAACGCCGCTGGAGGCTTCGGAGATGGCGCTACCGAGCGCCGCAATGGCGGAAACTGCGTCAAGCCCGCTGGAGGTCTCGGAAACTACACCACCAACCGAAACAATGGTGCTTGCTGCGTCTGCGCCGCTGGCTGCTTCAGCGGCATTTGCCACCATTGTTTGAGCGCCGGATACCGCATCAACGCCGCTTGCCGTTTCAGAAATTAAAGATGGGAAGCTGATAAACCCGACCGTCGAGTCAATACCGCTTGCCGTTTCCAAGACAATTCCGCCAAACGTGGCGAGAGAAGAAACTGTGTCAATCCCGCTTGCAGTCTCAGAAGCAGAAGATGTGAAAACAACGGTAGATGCGTTGCTGTCCAACCCACTTGCGGTTTCGCTTGCAACGCTAACAAGCACCGTCAATGTGGATACCGCATCAATCCCGCTGGCTGTTTCGGAAGCCGAAGACGCCAAAACGGGGGATGCTGAACTGCTGTCCACGCCGCTGGCGGCTTCGGAAATAGCTCCGGGCAATGCTCTAAGCCCCGCTACGGTATCTACACCGCTGGCTGTTTCGGAAACTGCGCTTCCAAGCGAGGCAAGGGCTGAAGTTGTGTCAACTCCACTAGCGGTTTCGGTTATGGTTCCACCAAGTACCGCGATGCTGTCTATTGAAGTAACAGCGGTGGCGGTTTCAGATACAGTCCTATCAAGGCCTGCAAAACCTGAAATGCTGTCCAAACCGCTGGCCGTCTCAGAGATAACGGGGGTAAAAACTGCAGTGGCTGCTGTGGTGTCAACTCCGCTTGCGGTTTCAACAATTGACTGCGTGTAAACGGGGGACGACGCAACAGTGTCAACTCCGCTTGCGGTTTCGGAGATTGCGCTCCCAAGCGTTGCGAGAGAGGAAACTGTATCCACGCCACTGGCGGTTTCATTAACAGCGCTTCCAAACTGCGCAGACGACAAAACCTCGTCAATCCCGCTGGCGGATTCAGAGGCGCTAGAAGTAAAAACTGCACTTCCTGCTGTGGCGTCAGCTCCGCTTGCGGCTTCGGCAATGCTACTTGGCAGTGTTAGGGATGCGCTCTGGGCGTCAACTGCGCTGGCTGTTTCGGCAACAGCGCTATTAAATGACGCAAACGCGGACGTTGCATCAATCCCACTGGCCGACTCCGCTATGGCGATCCCCAAAGCAGCCAACGCTGAAACAACGTCAATCCCGCTGGCGGACTCGTTGATTGCGCCACCAAATACAACAAACGCTGCTACGGCGTCAACCCCGCTTGCGGCTTCGCTTATGCTGGCGTTATAGATCGCCCCGCCAAAAGGCAGGGTCGAGTACGGCGTTTCTGAAAAAGCGGAGAAGCCAAACATGGCTTACTCTACCAATTTTTTACTTCAGCAGTCTTGCGCATTTTCAAAACCAACTTGCAGCTTCAGGTCAGCATACAGACCGTCCATCAAGTTGCCTTGTGGTGTTGGGCAATAGAAAGCGTGTTGCGCTACTTCCTGTGCGTTAGCTTGACGGGCATCAGCATTGGCAGACACAGAAACTTGATATTGCACCTGATCCTTGTTGCCAAAGATGTTGGTGATACGGGCATAAGCGTCTGTGAACGGTACGCCGACATTGCTTGTGGGGATGGAGATTTTCAGAGCCATGATGTTTCCTTTAATAAGTCATTTCAGTTGTGCGAATTTGTGCAACCCACCGAATTGTAGTTGCCGCTGCGCCTGTCACCGTGATTGCCAAACCGCCATTAGTTGTGTCAGCAGTTACTGCAACAACCCATGTAACTGCTCCAGCGTCACCATAAGATGACATAACTGTAGTGCCTACGAGCACGGTAGAAGCAGCGTTAGCGCCTCGTTTAATAACACCTTCAACTGTCCAGCCTTTTGTGTCACCAGCACCTGTAACACCTGCTACAACTTCACCTCGAAAAAAGTAAGCAGAGTTGTTGGGTAGAATTACTTGGTTGGTTGTACCTGCGGCAGATGCGTTGCTTGCTAATACTGTTGCGGTTGCGTCTGTGGTTTCACGGCCAAGTAAAAGCGTAGCAAGTTGTTGAACGCCTGTGAAATTAGCAATAGGAATTAGACTAGAAGGGTAAACAAAATTGGCAACAATTGATCTTGCTGTCCCTCGCCCACCACCAACAACAACAGAATCAGACGAATTTGCTGTGTTGAAATAACCACCGAAAACTGACGCCCTTACAGCAGATGCCGTATTGCCTGTGCCGCCAACAATGGTAGAATTTAGTTGATTTACTATATTGTTTTGACCTCCAACAATAGTAGAATTTATATTGCTTGCGTTATTTACAGTGCCTCCCAAAATCACAGAAGAAGACCCGCTTGATACATTGCTTGTGCCGCCAACAACAGCAGTACTTGCACCACTTGCTGTGTTGATTCCTCCACCAACAACAGCAGCATTAGACCCGCTTGCTGTGTTGCTTGAACCGCCAACAACAGCAGCACTTGAACCGCTTGCTGTGTTGCTTGAGCCGCCAACGACTGACGAATAAGTAGCAATTGAATTATTAGAATCTCCACCAATAATTACTGAGTATGGATTAGCAGCAGAAGCGGGAGCCTGATTTAATGAAATCCATCCTGTCGCCGTAAAAGATGCGGCGGGAGTTAAAGAAATAAAATTTTTAGAATAACAAAAATCTAATGTTTGACCTTGCCCAAGTATAGCAATTGGATTGCCAGTGCCATTTGGACTTACATCTGATGAATATATATTTATTTTTTGATCGTTAAATCCGTATCTGGAATTGCAAATTTTTATTTGTTTGCCTTCTATTGGCGCAGTCGGCAAATATAGTTGGATTGCAGTTGCATTTGCACCCGTTCTAAAAAATTGAATTGGAGCGCAGTCATCTGGCAAAGATACTGAGCGATTAGCACCCGTACTTGCAAATGTTCTAAAGAAATCCCATACCTGAATTGCAGGTGTGTTCTCGGATGCAAACCCCGTAAACATTAGTAATCCCCACCAATGGCAGTCAGGTGAAAGCCTGCCGCAACTGCTGTACCAAACGTAGCGTAGACACGATAACCTGCCGCCAAACTAATGTTCAAAGGCAAGATGATGTCGGGTTGTTCTGCTGTTTGCGATACCGTTGTTGCCGACAGTGTGCGCTCAAGATACAGCGTGTTGTTTGTTGCTGTTGTAGTTACAGAGCCGTTGTTGATCCAGATACGAATTACAGTTGCCACGTTAGTGCCAAGCGCCCTGACCTTAATGAAATCAAGCCGTGAGCCTTCCACAGCACCAGCCGTTTCAATGGGGCCGTAGATCGTGCCGCTTGTCAGGTCTGTTGTTGTGTTGGCTGTGACACCGGGAGTTGCTGCGTTAGCTGCTACACCGCTTACCCAAGAGTTGACGGGAATTTTTGGAAAAACAGGTGCGGTATTCTGTGCCATTACATTGCTCCAATCATCCAAGTGTCAAGAAGTGCTTTTGGTGGAGAGGCTCCACCTGCTGCCGTTTGAAAGGTGGCCGCTACGTCAGCGCCATTAGAAGTCAGAACTTGCCCTGCCGTGCCAAAGTTGTTACTTGCTACAACAGCATATTCAGCGGGGTAGGTTACAAAAACGTCTTTTGTACCGGCAGAGAAGTTAACCAGCGAGCCAGAGTTGCTGGACTCTAGAACGGTGTCCCTACTAAGTGTTGTGCCGGAAGACGTGTAGGTGCCAATGCCGACCTCCCACTCCGTGGAGGGAGACTGGCCGACAATGGCGTAATAGGTCACGTTGGCATTGCCAACAACCGAAAAAGATTGAAAGCCGGAGACAGCCCCGGCCAGTGTTATGGTACCCGTACCCGTGGAGGTCGTGGTTTCCTTGACCCTGTCCTTGAGTACGAGTGCCATAAATTACGCCTGTTCTAACTGAGCCTCTTCAAACCAGCGCTGTGTGGTGTTGCCATCAGCGTCAGTCCACTCGACCATATAGAAGAAGTTGCCATCTTCGTCCATGCGCAGAGCCATAACTGGGCCTTCTGGAACGACTGCGATCAATTTGACAGCTTGGCCTTTTGCAAATTTTGTTGCCATGATTTAACTCCTGATTAAGTCGCTGTTAAGCTGAATGTGTAAGTCACGTTCAAGGTATCGCCTGACACCACCGAGCGGTCGCCGGGGGCTTGGAAGTCAGAAGCCGAGAACAAGATGCCAGTAGTACCACCTTTGGTGCTGTTGCTGATCAAAAACGCGCCAGCAATTGTTGAGGTAGCGTTGATCGAAAACGAAGCAGGGGACGCGGAGTTAGTCTGCACGGATGGGTTGGCTGTGGTGGCCGTACCAAATGTGGCAGCGGGGCGAGTTGCGTTGCTGTACCCGGTGTTTTCATTCCAGCCAGCGTGAGAGGCTGCAGTGTCGCCAGCCGCAATCGTAGTGCCGGAACCCGGACCGTCAATCAGGCCAATAAACCATGTTGCGGTGTACGAACTACCCGCAAAGTACTTAGCGTTCATGTCCTGCAGGCCGACGTTGACCACCAAATTGTGAGAGCTCTCTTCCCACTTTAGCTTGCCGTCTTTGTCAAAGCATTGCAGCGTGTAAACGCCTGCAGCGCCAGCGCTTTCAGTCACAGGTTTTGCAGTTGCCAAGGCTGCGGCTACGATGTCCGTAGAGCGGGCGGTTTCATTAAACATGATGGGTCCTTATGAAATACGGATGAGTGCCGAAGTTGCCGTGTTTGCGGGCATCTGCACGGTGAATGTGGTGGTTGCGGTTTTATCCGAACCGAAGTCCAACACCGCAATGGCTTTGTTGCCCTTGCTGGCATTGTATATGAGCGCTCCACGCGCTGTAAAGTTGGCTGGGTTCCATGTTGGATCAGCGAAGTCCACGTAAGCTGTGGTGTCTGCAGTCAGCACCGTTACGCCAGTCAGCGTGTTGCCACCAGCGGTGTAGCCCGTACCGGACGTTTCCCCTGCTGTGGTATATACCGTAGTGGCCGCGCCAAGGTCGGCTGTGGCCAAATACAGCGCCATCTTCAGAGTGTCTGTATCAAGGTCGTGAACCCCAAGCAGGATGTCCTGCTTGAAGCTCGTGGTGAGTGTCTGGTCAAACGCCATATCAAGTCACCGCCTGTCGGAATTGTCCCGAACGGTATGCGTCCTGACGCTCCAGCCCATCGCCCAGACGTTTAGCGAGTGCGAGTGCTTCAGTGTACTTGGTGTTGTACAGCGCAGTCATATCGGCCTCACCCTTCATAAAGGTGTTTGCCTCAACCAGCGAGCCGTACAGCAACACAGAGTCAAAGTTGTCACCGAGCCATGTTTGGCCAGATGCCGCTACGCTGATGGACTCTGGGTAGTAGTAATAGTGCAGCTCGACGCTGTAAACGGCGTCGGGGGTTGGGCCCAGAATAAATGACAGTTCGTTCGTTACGGTCACGCCCGAAGTTGTTGGCCCAAACAGCGCGTAGTATTTTGGAATGCCCGTAGAAGTTGGCGTTGGGTACGCCTGCCGAATGAAGTTCACGTCCTTGTTCAACAAGTACTCATACGCGCCCGTGGCGTCAATTACTGCAATCGAGTAAGACGCCAAAAAATCTCCGGGGCATGACAGGTACTTGTTGTTGGTAGACGTAGTACCCGTGACGTTTTTGCGCAACGAAGGGAACTGCACCGTGTTGTAGATGCGCTGCTCGGCCTGCGTAACAAACACCGGGATGTTTGCAACAAAGTCCTGCTCAAAGTTCTGCGTGTAATCGCAGATCGCAGCGGTCAACTGGGTGTAGTTCATGTTCGTATCAGGCCATTGGACCGCGAGCCATCACGCCTTTGGTGGCGCAGCCAGTACCACGGATTTTGATGCCCGAGGTTTTGGTTTCAGGGTACTCGTTGCTGTGGTTGTGCGCCACAGACACGTTGGTGTCCAGCATGTGCTTCATGGCATTGACCTTGGGCAACACCGCTGTAACGGTTTTGCCCGACATTGTGTGGGGCTTGGCGTATGCAGAAGCGGGGAGGTTGTTGATCTTGGCCATGATTACCCCTTTGCTTTTTGGTTTGCAACTTTAGCCAAGCCACGGCCCATCTTCAGCATGTCGCTGTTGGTCTTGCCCCCAGCGCGAAGTTTGGTGGGCTTTTGGCCGGGGTGCATGTTTTTCTCGTGCTTGCGAACTGCTTTCTTTGCATCCATGATGGACTCCTTACGATGTTGAGATTGTCACTTGGCCGACTGCAGTAGTCAACACCAAATAATTGGGGGTCAGCCCGTCGTCATACGCCCGTGCACCGCCAACAGGGTTCCACCCCCACTGGATGTCTCGGCTACCGCCTGTTGGGAAGCCTGCCACGTTAGGTCCAGCAGTGACGTATGTCGTGTCATTGCGTGGGTTGCGCACCGCCTGCGGATCATCCACTGGGTACATACCCAACTGGAGCTGCGGTTGATCGGGGTCCCAGCACGAGTCGCAAACCAAGAGATTGTACGTCTTGGTCTTGATGATTTCTTTGCGCAGTTCCGTGAGTTTGAAACGGAAACCACAACGATCGCACTGGGCGATCGAGTTCTTGGCACTGGCAAACCGATTGCCCATTTACGTGCCGCTCCCCAGATACTGGCGGCGGGGCACAAAACGCACAGCTGCCTTCTCGCGGTCTTCGGAAGAGGCAAGGTCCCAAGCCTCGTCGTACTGTTGCTTCAAAACCTGCAAACGCTCTGTACCGCCGGGCACTTTGAGTGCCAAGTAGTAGGCCAAGCCTGCCACCATGCAGGGCAAGAAACGGAACGGCATATCCATGGTGTTGACGCCGTTACCAGCATTCTGGATGCGGCGCAGACGCCAGTACACGAACGTGTAGGTCTGGGTGTTATCTGGCACGGGCCACACGGTAAAGCGCGGTGTGTTCAAGCGCTCAATCCACACCTGAATCGGGCGGGCTTGCTGCAGCTTGTTGGGGATCGTGGCGTAGGTAGAAACACTGATACGCGTGATGGTCAGGTCCGCTTGTGTCGATGCGCTCCCCGCGCCCGTGCGGATGACGTGCTCAAGCAGGTCTACGGTGTCTTCTGGCAGGTTGTAGGTGGCTGTGCCCGGCACCAGCGGGATCGAGCCCTGCTCGTAGGTGAACATGTTCAGGCCACGGTTGGCCCAATCAGCAAACATCAAGTTCATCGACCGGCGGGCAGTGCGCAAGTCATAGCCCGTACGCATTTCCGAGCCCACGCGCTCGAACGCCTCCTCAACGATTTCCGTCAAGTCGAGGTTGAAATTGGAAAGCCCTGAAGTTGCCATTATCTAAAACCTGCTGTTTTCTTTGCGATGGTCTTGGGCTGTGCTACGAATTGCTTCCCGGCTTTTTTGCCAGCACGCTTTGCACGAGTTGTAGCAGCGTACTCAGCTGGGCTGAGACTTTTGATCGCAGCTTCTGGAAGGTATCGCTCACCCGTTTTACTAGACGGTTTTCCACTTTTGGTTCTCCATTTCTGGTCACCCCAGTCTTTGAGGGATTTCTGGGGGGCCTTCATGTCAGTCCCTGTAGCCGCCGCCAGCAGCTTTGTATTTTTTTGCTACTAATTGACTTTTTCTGGCTGACCACTGGCCTGCCCCAGTGCCTTGCGTAGCAGCAGCTTTGACTTGGCTCACGATCCGCTTGCGCAGACTGGGCTTGGTGTAGTTGCCAGCCGCATTGACTTTACCGCCTTCAGCGTACTGCGTGAAGTCGGTGTCATCCCGGCGTGCCTTACGCACGCCTTTGGGCATTTTGGAGGGGGCGATGTTCCCCATGCCGCGACTGGCCATCATGGCTTAGCAGGTCTTGCCGCCGGACTTCATGGTGACCATCTTGCCCTTGGTCTTGCCCTTGACGGCAATACCATCTTTGCTTGGAGCAGCGGTCTTCACCGAACCCATCTTGGTCATGCCGCCCTTGGCAAAGGGTTTACCCTTAGCTTCGGCCATCTCGTGTTTAATCATGGACTTAGGAGCGCCCTTCTTTTTCATGAAGTTCATCTCTTTGGCAACCATTGCTTTGGACTCTTTCATATCGCCACCTTCTTTAAATTTGCGGCTTTTATCCGCAGTTGAAAATTCTTTGCCCACAGACTGTGGGACGCCTACCTTCTTGGCAAACGCGGGGTTGTTAGCCACCGCGACCATGAAGTTGTGTTGCTTCTTACTCGTCGATGGCATTTGCAGCCTTAGTACGATTGGTCATTTCACGAACAGTATCAGACTCCCAAATACGGAGCCCAAGATATATGATCGTGAACAAAGAAGCCAAAGGTGGAAGCCACGTAGCCATAACGCCAACAGTTGTTAAGACTGCTGCGCCATCTGCAACTGCTTTAGCTGTGTCATGTTGAGTCATGTCAGCACTTCCAAGCCCGCAGGCTTTTGTTGATGCGTGAGTCCGGGTCCTTGGCTGTCTTCTCGCTGGTCAGCTTCTTCTTCATGCCTTCCATGCGGGCGCAGAAAGAGTCGCGGCGTTTGCCGCCCTCGGGCTGGGGAGCCTTCAGGCCGGGCTTGCCGGGGTTGGCCTTGTTGTAAGAGGCACGTCCTTTGGCGTTCAAACCGCCCTTGTCGGACTTGCCCTCTTTGCGTTGCCATGCTGGAGACTTAGCCATAGAACACCGTCACCGACGCAATGTTGGTTAGCGTGGCATAAACGTTTGTCGAAAACAAAACGCCTTGTTGCGGAATGTTCACATAGAACGAGTTGGGGTTTGAGTTGGATGGGATGTCAATTTCAATCAAAACGGTCCCAGAAGCGCCGCCGTTTCTCAAAAGCAACGTGCCAGTTTGGCTGGCTACTCCGCAAACTGAAAAACCCTTTACCCTCGTGCGCTGTGCATACACAGTGCCCGACGAGTTTCGGTGCGTGGCTAATACATCACCTTGCATCATAATCAAGCTCCTTTAAAACGGGGGCCGAAGCCCCGAGGTTGATTAAGCAGTGCGTGTGAACACGTACGCAGTGGCGCTGGAGAACATGATGGTGAATCGTGCCAAACCAGTAACGCCAGAGGCCACAGTCAGGTCACCAAACGAACCGGCTGTGTCAGTAGCTGCGCTGGACAAGATACCGTTGACTGCAACAGCAATAGTCACGGTGTTTGCGCCGCCGGTGTTGTCCACGTACAGTTCCAGCACAGTGCCTTTAGTAGCGCCAAGAGCTGCGCCAAGCAAAGTGCCGGTAGGCAAAGTGATGGTCGTAGCGGCAGCCGAAGTAGATGTGATGTAGCCGGTTGCAACTTCAGCCGCGGTGGCGGTTGCGGTGGCGTTGATTGCGGCTGTAGTGGGGTGGTTTTGATCTGTAAAAACCAAATTGGTGGTTGTCAGATTGGTGGTTGTCAGATCAGTCACGCTGGTGGCTGCGCCGAAAGTGGCATCCACGGTAACTGCGCCAGTAGTGGCGTTGATGGAGATGTCTTGAAAGCCGTTCTCGGAGCGAACTGGGCCGTTGAATGTGGTATTTGCCATGATTTTTTCCTCATGCGGTTAAGGTGTATCTGTCTGCATGACGTCGGCCCGGAGCCGTCAGATACACCGGAAAAGTCCGGGAGT